ACTTGATTTTATAGGTTCTAGCTTATACATTATTTAGGTTTTACTAGCAACCGCACACACTTAGCACGCATTATTACGCCAATTTTCCTTGGCTCCACAACCGAACATACCACCGGTAACAGACGCATCATTACTCGCGTATCGGCTATTTCTGTCAGCTCTAGCCAGAGCATTCTTCTTATGGGTGTTGAAGGCAATGTACTCATCCGATGTAGGTCGTCTGATCAAACCGTCCGCGGGCTGAATAGAAGCGGGACACTCCACGAAATCAAAGAAATCGAATGCAGCAAATTTGACATCATTGTTGAAACCCTTCTCCGCCCAATTAGTTGGGGGCATGTTATTTACATGCATATAGTTCCAAATGATAGGAGCAAAACTCCTGCAAACTTGCCTCAGGGTACACTGTTCCCTTATGACACCAAAGATTGCATCTCTAGTGATGGAACCTTCAGGGTAATTGATAGAACCTTGGGGATTAGTATACCTGGACGCACCGACTGCCGTGCAGTACATAGCCACATCCCAGAATGTCCTGGCCATATGCTCCGGTGGAACGCCCAGCTCTTTCAGTTTGGCACTTATTTTAGCCAGATTTTCAGCAGTTGCCACTTGATTGGCTTCAGGGTTCCAACCCAGCTTTTGAAGATCATCGAGCGTGGGTCGAGTAAAGATGTTTGAACCATCAAGCTTCATTTTGTCAGACACCTTCAGCCTTTTTCTGTCCGCCTCCCAACCTCCATTAACTATGGATGAGCCTGCAATACTTTTTGCAGTTAGGTCCTGCAGGGCCTGAAAACGCTCCAATAGAGATTTCTGCAACCCCTCAGCATCCCGAATAAACTCTTTCTCGCTCCCCAGCTTCGAACTTTGCTGCTCAAGCTGTTGTTTCAACCTAGCCTCAACACGAGCCTTCTCTTCAGCAGCTTTCTGTTGCTCCGCCATCTTTATCAAATTCTTCTTCTGCAAACTTAAAGATTCTCAAATAGCTTGCACTTTCAAGGTTTTCGCGTATTCAATGAATTCACTCGAAAAATCACAACCAAGTATTTTAACACTCTCACCAGTAAGGATAATGGTACAACTATTTTGGGTATTTTTAAGATAAAATTCAATAACATGCAAACTAAGTAGTACTACACAGCAGGAAATCAAACCAACAATTATTTGTGACAGTTGCATCCCTTGTTTGTTCTCAAGGATGAGGCGTGAATCAGACCAATGATCAGCAGAACCAGAGCTAAAGCCTGTATGTTGTTTGGGCCCTTGAACCAATTGTTCGAAACTCTCGCAGGGGAGTGGTACTGTATGGTTTTTGTTCCGTCCTTATAAAAACCTCCGTGCGGCAATGAGTGAATATTGTCTCCAACGTGAGGCAATTGGTTGGACCTCAAAGTGAATATAATAATCGCAATGCCCGCTCCAATTGCTAAAGCAAGGAATGATCTTGAATTATCAGGAGGTGCTATCAATGGCATTTGAACAATTGTGAAACCCCTCTGGCTCCGGTGTTATAATTAAGAGTTTCTCTGTAGCCCTAGTACAGCAGATGTAAAATTCAGCTCTGTGAACCCCTATAGCAGACTTGCCAGATATAACTAGAGAGACGGTTGGGAATTCCAGACCAATAATGTCCGCAGGACTCTTATGGTTGATCTGATTGTAATCGAGGAACTCGCAGACTTCGGATTCGAAACAGGTCACAACACCCTCTGGTTCAGATCCGAGTAGGGTTCTGACTTCTAGTACGCCCTCACGCTCACTCGTGATCTCGAAATCCAGCTCTTGCAAGAGTTTGACGATGGGTAGAGGGACTCGATGGGAAGAACACTTCGAGAATACGCTCTCAAAAGCAGCAGAACTCTTTAGCATTAACTGAGCGATGTCGCCAAAAATGGCAAAAGGTTTGAGCTTTTCCCAATCACCTCTCTGGAATTCGTCTATCAGAATAAACTTGCTAGGATCAGGTTTGGACTCCTCAGAGATTCCTTTGATAAAACGGCCAGAACAGTTATGATGGTCCGCTACCCCAAAAGTCCAGGCCTCAAACCTCGAATCCTGACGCAACAAACGCCTAATACTTGAAGTTTTACCAGCGCCGGGAACAGCTAAAACTACTATAGGCAAATCAAACACAATTTTATTTCTCCTAAAACCACACTCTAACAAATTGTTTATGAACACATCCATCTAATCAAACTATATTAGCGATAATCTAAGCTTAATGCAAACTTTCCATCAGAGATTTGGCGTTCAAGAACACAGTCTTAACATCGCTCCGTAGTAAGTGACTTCTTTTGATAATGACCCTTACACAATTGTAAAAAGCATCAGTTTCCTCCTCATTCATAGCATTAACTGCTTGCTCCCCGCGCTTGTAAGCGTAAGACAATTCAATGGCATAATTATCAATGCAATTATGCAAGTTCTTCTTTTCCCTGGCAATACAGATTCTCTCATACACCAATTGAGGCTTCTTGAAAATACCGAATGGTAGCAAAGACCAACCACAAAAAGTGGGGTTCTTTGTGAACTGCACTTTGGCTTTCAACTTCAACTTGGACAAGAAATCTTCAAATTTGTCACTAACTTTCAAATGTTTTGAAGCACACATATCATCCCCCGCGAAACAAATGAATTCATCACCTCTGGTGTCATATCGCAAGAAGGTGAAGAGGGCATTGGCCATGGTGTTAAACAAGAATGTGCTTGCCTCTCCCGAAAACCGCATAATAGCAAATGACCCCAACTTTGAGCCCAAATGGGTCTTGATGTACCTGTAATCAGCAATTAAATCCCTAGGCAAGCCCAAATGTTCCATTAGGGTTAATTCAAAGGCCATGATCCAGTGATCTTGGGAAGCATCGAAAGCCTCATAGTCCGACTCAGTACAGACTCCAGTGAAATTACCTCTGATAACCCAATCATCCAACTCTTCTAATCTCTTCCCTGAGTGGATGTAGTAGTTTGTCTTCAGCAAAGCCTCACCTAGCAGCTTTTCAATATAGCGCATGTAAGGGGCAAATCTACACAAAACCGAATGTTGAAAGCATACGATAGATTGTGCAGCTTTAGCACACCTGAACCTGTTGTCGAACTTGGTACAGATTTGACTTTTGGAAAACACCAAACCAACATCTGCCAACCAATCCCTACAAGATCTGCCAGCATGATTCTCTATTGTGGCCGCACTTTTGCTTCGTTTCTTTTCTTCAAAGTCTTGCACGGCTTCAGCCATCAAATCCGGTCTATGGCTTGCACGTAATGGTATTTTCTTCAAAAATTCATCCAGCAAGAATTTCCCATACGGCAATGCTTCATTGAGCTTTGCTTCCTCGATATGAGGCTTGGAAAATCTTAACCTTTTCTTCACTGCCATCAGAAAGGTTAAATTATCTGAAGCTCTGTGCCTTGGGTAAATTGCTTCAAACCTCTCAGCCGCATTAGTCAACCGCTCACCGCAACCGCGATCATGGTCATCAGTGAATTGCTCAGTGACCATGTCCCGAAAACGATACTCCCTAGCATCCTTCTCCAGTAGTAGGTGTAACCATCTACTCCTTACGCCCTCCATTTCACAACGAGGGAGGTGAGTTTTGAACCACTGGTCTTGCTCCATGAACTCATTGATAAGGGCCACCTCTACATCTTCAGTTTGCCCCAGGAATAACTCACCCTTCAGCCAAGGATCACCACCCAACTTTTCTTCAACCAACCCTTGATCCTTGCCAATCTTACCGATAAAGGTCTGCTTAAATTTTGGATTCCCAGGAAGTATTTCCTTTAGCTTATCTGTGCTACTAGATCCTTTCAGGAAGTCCGCTAACACGGAATTTGATTTTCGCAAAACCAAATTCTCTAGGGTATCTCCCGTTAAGTTCAAGATAGCAAGATTTTGTCTGAATCTTGATAGGGCAGTGACCCATCTTTTTTCATTGACTTTGAGGGAATCAGCACTCAGAATGATTAAACCCCTATCAAACGTCAACCCCGTGGATTCCCCAAAGGTTAGGACCTTGCAATCCTGCCCATAGTAAGCCCTGACGAGTTTCTTCTCTGTAAATCCAGCAACGAGCACAACTGCTCTATATTC